GGCGCCACCTTGGCGTTCTGCATCGCCCCCATATAGGGCTTGATGGCTTCGTCTATATCGTTGTAATGCGATTTGAGTTGCTGAACGCCCGCCGCCATATCGGTTTCGCGTTTGGCAACTGCTGCCTGCACGGCAGGGGGCACCTTGGCCCATTCAGCCTTGGCCTCCTTCGGCCATGCTTCCGGCGCCGCTACCTGCGGCTGGGCTTGAGGCTGTTGGGCCGGCTCTTGCTGCTCACCCGGTTCTGGCGCTACGCCCTCTTGTCTTGCACGGCTTTGGTACTTGCCCTTGTCGTCGCGCGGGGCTTTCTTTGATTCGTCACTGGCGCTTTCAAGCTGCTTGCGAAGCTTGCTTCGGCCTGATCCTGGGCCGTCAGGTGCCGGGGCTTCTGGTTCCGGTGGTTCTTGAGCGCCTTCGTCACCGCCTGCGGGCGGGGCTTGGGTACCCGGATCAACGGTCGTATCCACACCGGCTTCATTCTCCGGAGCGTAGCAGGGAAGGGCACCAAATGTCCGAACCAACATTACCGTTACTCCTGTGATTGGCAAGCATGTCTAATTGTCTTCGTAGAAGCCGTCAATCCATTGTTAATGGAACGCCTTGCGGCCATCCGGTCGTGACCCATATTGGCCATACAGCAGCTCGAATCAGACAAAGACCAAGTGTTACTGGGCCAATCATTACGTTGAGCCAGAAGATCAATACAAATCCAATGCTGTAAACAACAAGTACCGCTCGGACCCACCAAGGCATAATCAACCTCTGCCGTTCCTGGCTTGATACAAAGCTTGCCTGATTTGCTCCCGGCGTTGCCCGCGATCCATTAGGATCATTTTGCGGGGCTTTGGAAGCGCCTGCGCGTCGTTGCCATATTCAATACAACCAGATGCTTTGGTATCTTCTCTGAACTTGTGCTTTGACGTATGGAAAACCCCAGTCGCCATATGCTGTGTAGGATCCATAATATCTGAAATAACACCGGGGGCTTCGTCGCTATAATGCAGCGGTTTTGCACGCCGTTTATCCACACATTTGCCGTTACGCCAGACATAGGTGACCATTCTCAAGCTCCTTGCTTACGCTGCTGGGTTTCTGGCCGGTTCCGGCACTTCAGGCGGCTGCATGGCTTCCTTATGAAGCTGCGCGGCCTCAAACCGCATACGCATCTGCTCCATCTGCACTTCCATCTGCCGCATCAACACTTCCAGTTCCTTCACCTTGATGTCTGCGGCTGAATTCTGCTGTTCCGTGGCTTGATCAATGGTTGCGCGCTGGGATTCGGCCTGTGCTTGACGTGCCTCGGCCGCTGACTGCATTTGCGTTGATTGAATATCGGCATGTGCCTTGAGAGCATCCGATTGTGCGCGTATTTTGCCCACTGCAAGATCGGTTTGGCCCTTTTGTGCAGCTACCTGAGCCTTGATCTGCTCGGGGTTTGGCTGATTGGCCTGCTTCTGCTGCAACGCCTTGGCCTTGACCACCAGTTCGTCGCATAGTTTCTCAATTGCACCCTCAAGTGAGCGCCCCACACGGTAAGAACGCGCAGCGAACTGCAACATATCGCCCAAAAGGGGGATTGCCTCGGGCACTTGTGCGCCCAAAGCAGCCGCTTCACCAATGTACTTGGTCACCGCCTGCACAAATTCGGTTCTGTCCTGCCGATCCTGCGCCTGATCGGGAAAGATTGTACTGTCAACTTCGATATCAACCCTGAAGCCACGAAGCCGCTGGTCACGAAGAAGCTCAATTGCCTTTTGGATACGCTGTAACGCCTGCATCTTGGCAATGAGTTCGGGCGGTACAGGCGGTTGAGGCGGCAAAATGGTGCCGTTCAACGCAGGCGGCGGGGCCGCTGGTGCCTGACCCGGTACAGTGCCCGGCATTTGGGGCCTGAGTGGCACTACGTTTGAGGGCTGTGAAGGTGCCCCCGGCGCTGGCGGCGCCCCTGGCGGCTGATTTTGGCCCATTACGGGGGGTGGCAACGCCTGCTGAGGCGACGGGGCACCCGGCATGGCCGGTGGTTGGCCCGGCATAGGCGGTTTTGCCGCCTGAGGGGGTGCCGCAGGGGGCTGCATATCACTCAGGTTGGGCATATCGTCGGGGCCAAGGCCCTCGTCGTAAAGTGCCCCTGAAGCCTCAATCAAAGATTGCGGGGAAAAGTGCTGGCACATGATATCGGCCATGATCCTGACCGTATCACGGGCCATACGCGCCACTTCGTTCTGGCGCTCGGTCAGGCGGGTGCCGGTAGAATTGGATTTTAGCCTGACGCCACCCAAGGTTTCGCGGGCATCACTGGTGCCACGCATGATATCGTTAATGCCGGTGAGGCGGTCCATGTCCTCTAGCATCTTTGATTTGACCATGACAAGTTCGTTGATCAAACCGATGATATCCTTCAACGGCATGAAACTGATGTTGCCGGCAACACCACCTTCCTCGGCAAACGCAGCCCAGTCATCAACAGGGATCAGTTCGTTCTCAACCGATTCCTGGAACATCCTCTGGATGTCCTTGGCCGCAGCATTGTAAACACCTGTGATCTTCGCGGCCTTCGTCAGCATGGCGATGCGCTGCGTCAGCTCGTCAATTTGAATGGCCTGATCCTCGTACTGAATGTAATCGGGAACAGGGATCAGCGTGTTGTTCGTTGGGTTGGCATAAATGGGCTTGGGAACCGGGTAGAAGTTCTCGAGGTTCAGCGGATCGTCCTTGCGGTCACACAGGTAGTCATACCCAATGGCCACCCAGTAAACGGTTTGATCGTCACGGTTCCAAATCTCAAAGACCTCACCTTTATCCTGATCTGAAGCCTGCAACGTGGTGTTCTGGGTCTTGTCACCCCTATGATCCTTTTGCAGTTGAATGGCTTTGCCAATCTTCTTGCCGAAGCGGCGGATCATTTGGTTGCGTGACAGGTAAACCCGTTTGCCTACCGCAGTGACTTCCTTCCAAATTCTAGCCCTGACTGGGAATGTGAAGAAATCATTCCATGGCACGTAGTCAACCGGGGTGGATTCCCGCACCACCCTGTCATCGGTCTCCTCGAGCTTGGTAGTTTCGGGGTCCTGTTCCTCTTCATCGTCCTCGTCATCGGCTAATTGAACACGCTTCCGTCCTTTGGGGGTGACTGTTTCATTGCTGCCACGCTCTTCCTCATCGTCACCTTCACCGGCGCCAATGGAAGCACCTGCGGTAGGATCGGAAGAAATGTTGCCCTGAGAGTCACGCATATCTGATTGCGACTCAATTGGCAATGAAACGCCTTCGGCAATTTGTGGTTCATAACGCACCCACACAGTGCCCGCACCGGGGAGCAAGTAGTCACTGACTGATTGCCCCAGGGCTTCATGGTAGCCGCAAATCTCAATTTCATTTCTCAGGGCGCGCTCAAGAATGGATGCAGCGTTGCGCCCCACCGTGTCCTTGTCGGTGAAACGGCGCTCGGCAACGGGCAACGGTTCGCGGCCATAAAGGGCGGGTTTGAGAATTTGCACATTGGACCACAACGAGCCATAACGGCGTGAACCGTCTTCACCCGTCATGCGAATACGTTCGTCACGGTAGCGCTTGACGATTGATTCGCCGCGCTTCAGGTGACGCTTAACTTCGGTATTATCCAATACCGTTTGAATTTGATCCAGCCAGTACTTGGCTAGACGGCGCCCTTCGTCGCCACCGTCTGGACCTGCCAGTTCGTCGACTTCAATGGCCATGGACTGCCTCAGCGGCGATTGCTAGGTCAATTTTGTTTGTGATGTAAACGTCGGCTGCTTTTGAAGCGGCCTTTGGTGTAAATCCTTTTTGCTGCAAATGCACGATAAGTTCTGGCCTGCGGCTTTCCCACAAAGCTTTAGCTTCGCAAAGTGTGCAAACTTGCATCTTAATGTATCCTGACACTGCCTACAGGGCGCTGGCGCTCATTAGCTTCAAACATATCAGTCAGCGTCACGGTGCAATCGGCCGGGTTGGTTGAAAACACCTTCGGCTTCGCCGCATCGGGATCCACTTTACGCCCTGAAACCATCTTGTCCAAGACCTGACCAATGAGACCGAGAGCATCAACACAATCATCGTTTTTACCGGCAGGGAACGTCATCAGTTCCCGCTTGAGCTCTGAGAACCACTTCTCATGAAACGGACAATAAAGCCCATCCATGGCCATCCTGCCCCTGATTGACTGCGCACGAATAGACTTATCCCCTTTGGTCGGAAACTGTTTGCGAGCAATATAAAGGCGGCGCTCACGAAGACGTTTAACCAGAAACGGCCCCACACCGCTTTTGATCTGCCCCGCTTCTTCTGCCCAGCCAAGTGGTTTCCATTTCGCAACAAGATCACAAAACGCTTCCACCCATTTATCAGAAGCGGCCTGCTGACGCCAGAGGTCCAGCAAGAATACCCTGCTGGCGTGGTCCACCCCAACCACAACATGCACGGTATAATCGTTCTTGCCTTCACTGACGGCATAATCACTTGCGCCATAGATGTGCAATGAATCTCTCGTCCCCGGCTTATATGGGTCAAAACCGCGCGGATAGGGCTTCAGCCACTCACCTTGGAAGAAATCACCTGTATCTGGAGCCGGCCGCTGCTGGTACAAAGCCGACCAAGTGCGGGGTTGACGCTTGAAGGTGTTGAAATGATCCTCAGGAAAGTGCTCGGGCCAAATACGCTCACCAATTTTGCGGCCTAGTGGGTCGTCTGCTCGTTCGGCCTCAGCCGGCAGGCACACCACAAACCAATCGTTGCCGTCACGGCATTTGATCCAGCCCGATTCCTGATGGTAATCCTCAGGCAGTATTCTGCCAACGGGGTCGTCCTCGTTCCAATGGGTCATGATGCCCACTTCAAACGCATTGGGCTTTTTGCGGGTCAGGAGATCATCAGTATAGGCATCCCAAATCTTGCCCCTGATCAATTCTGAGTCTGCCTGCTCACGGCCCTTGATCAAATCATCCCAAACCACGCCATCGGCGCGGTTGCCGGTGATGCCGGTCATGATACCGGCCGCCATCCACTCACTTCCGTTGGTAAGCAACCACTCGTCTACTGCCGCTGACTCTTCGGACAGCGTACAATCAAAGATTCGGCGAAAATTGGCTTGTTGAACTATGGAGCGGGCGCGACGACCAAACTTTTTGGGCAGGTCACTGCCATAGCTCGCCAGAATGACCGATCTTTTGGGGAACCGGCCTAAAAAGTGTGTTGGAAACACTACACTAGTATAGGTTGATTTCGCTGAACCTGGGGGCCATAATCCGAGAAGCCGCTTTATCTCACCATCTTCAACCTTTTGGAGGCAGTCAAGCCACAGAAGGTGGTGTGCACCAAATTTCTGCACCAACGG